TCAAACCATTTACTAAGTTAAAATTTCGGCCAGACGCTCTTTTTTAAAAGGTGTTTTCAAAACATGAGGACAAACCAATTATTATTCCTCTATAATAAAACTCTCTAACGGTGGACCATAATCCCATCTTATGTCACAAATAATCTTTTTTATGGCTTCCCACCTTTTGCGCACAATTACATCATCGCAGTTTGGCCTTTCTAACAACCTTGGTAGCTCGCTTTCAAGAATAGCCAAATCATGTTCATAAATTTGATACAATTTACTCATAATTTTATCTCAAATCTTTTAAATAAGAAGGGGGATAGCTCCACATCTTGTCATTAACAATAATAGGCTCGCCTTTTTCAATTGAATCAAACCAACGATACCTTTGATAACTGTTTGGGCCACCGGGACTTTCAAACATCATCCTATAAAATAAGCAGGCGACGGCCATTTCTGGCGTTTCCCCTAATCCTACAGGAGGAGTTCCGGGCAAATCCAGACAATCTGCCCTATAATGGCCTTCTGATTTTTCGATTTGAATTTTCACAAGTTTTATCTTTCTCTTCTCCAATCTCTATACCACATAACAGCAACATATATTATCATACCAGTAATAAAAGCGCCGAAAGCGGCCAAAAATTCAGGGTCTGTAAGTAAGATATCTAAAGCGGTTTGTTTCATGATGGTTTACAAAACTCATATTCATATGCATCTTTAACATGCTTCCAGACCTTTTTAACACTATCTTTGGAATCAAGGACGTTAGTTAAAAACTTAATAGTTTCAACCATGTCTTTATCAGTAATACCGACTTCATTATCTAGAGCCTGAACAATGTTTATAAGTTTTATGTTTTTCATATAGTCGCGCAGTCGCCGTTATGCACAAAACCACAACCTAAACATTTTCGTAACTTTGGCAATTCTTTTAAATGTTTTCTAACTTCTTTTTGGAGCTTGTAAAGTTGCACTTCATAATCAATCTCAGAAGATAAACAGTCAAGCCGCAGCACTCGCCTTAATAAACTTCTAGTTTTTTGTTCTAGGGTCATTATTTATGATGGTTCAATCAAGAGCCAAATATCAAAGCTGTTGTCACTATGTTTTCCAACATGTTGTCCAAAGATATTATTCAGTACCTCTGAGGCATATGTATATACTGGCGCAGTATCAGTTTGCATCGTAAAATTCATCTCGGGATTTGACCAACACCAACCATAAAAGTTTGGCCAAACTTTAAGCTTTTTTGCCCCTTCAATCGGTTGGGTATCGACAGTGACCCTTATCTTTTCAGGTTTTCCTTCAATTAATTGCCAGACAAAATTTGCGCATAATGCTCGCAGTAACTTTTTTTCTCCATTTCTTTCTGCGTATACCCAATAATTAGACTCCGAAAGAGCAAGTTCAAAAATTTTCATCTCCTTATATTGAAATTACAACCTGAGTTCCTTCCGGCATTTCTTCAAAGCCTTCCATAGCCCAATTATCGGCATAATATCCTAAACTATAAGATTGGCAGTCTGGAGGGGTTAAAGGGGCATGTATTACAGTGCCGCAACTATCTTTTTCAAAAAGAACAATATAATTCTTTCTTTTCATTTGCATTAATTTAGGAAATGGCCTTTTTAAGATGTTAAAAACGAGTTGGCTTTTCATTATAAATTATTTTGTAACGTTCACCCAAACAGCAATCTGCTCCCCTACTTTAACATTCGGAAACAGCTTGGTTAACTTTTCCTCAACACAACCAGACAGAGTATATATTGTTGTTTTACTTTCCCAGTCGTGCCGCCACCACCAAAACGTCTCCTCTTCGCATATCTGTTTTTTGACATAAATTCTAGTGCCCTGTTTTTTTGTTGTTGAAGCGGCGAGTGTTATCTTAGGGGGCAAAGACCCAAAAATTCGTTCTATAAAATCACAGCAACAAAACATCTGACCCCTATAACAATAGTCAAAATATTTGTCGTCCAACTTTAGCCGGTAAGTTTTAGTCATGTTAATCACGTAGTTCGACCATTGTATATTCAGATATAATAGAATTGACAATGTCTAATTCAGTCAGAACAGGAGTGTTACTATAGAAGCGTGGTTTATACCACGTCATACCCGCCACTTGATTTATTTCAAACAAGTTAGGTAGAGGGTTACGTATAAGTTTATTGGCTAATCGGTCATGAAACATTTCTCCCATTTCAATTACATTTTGTCTGTTGACCCGAATATACTCCCCTGCGCGGATATACCTGAAAGGCTTCCAGATTGGCTTAATGAGTTGAGGCGCGAAAATTGTCGGTGCAGCCGACACAATCAACCCTGAGGCTAAATCCGTAAAAAAACCGCGTCTATTCATAAAGACAGGATAACAGGTTTTTTTGTTTTGTCAAGGCGGGAGTTTACTCTTTAAAGCTCCTCGAACTCTGAATTTTTTTCTCGTTCCAAAAACTCTTCTTCTGTGTAATCCCATTCACAGCAATTGTCAGGACAAGTAAAAGTTATTTTTCCAGCATACCACCTAAAAAGTCCAACATATTCCTTGGGGCATTTTACATATCCACCTGCTTTTAATTTCACAAGAGCTTCGTGAACGTTCATATGTTTTTTATTGTGTTAACACAGTTACGTAAAACCATGCCGACACACTAAAATATTTTCCCTGCACTGTCAATCTTGACTTGAAAGTGCCCACATTAGGATAGGTCAACGTTCCTTTTTCGGGAATATAAACGCGCTGGCCATTGGATTCTTTGTCGATTATAAAAGTTACAGGTCCATAAAGGTCTTTACATCCACTAAAATCAAAGGCTATGTTCAAAGGGCCGTAACCAGATTGGGCGCTCAGTTTAAGGTCTATAATGGGCGCTTGAGTAGTAGAGCTAGTTTCTGTGCCGACTCTAAAATAAGTATAAGGAGAATAAACTAACTCTTTTTTAGGAGTCTCTGCTATAGTATAAACAACTATTGATTTATTTGAAATGCCGTTGGCATATGTGGCGGTTTTGCTGGCACAATTGGTTAAAGTTCCAAAAAAACTAGTATTAGCCTGAACTCCACCGTTTAATCCAAAAAGATAACCATATGTTAACTTCTGAGGTATAATACTTCCTTCGGTTAAGCAGGCGCGAGCAATAGGATGCAGAGAATTAGTAGGATTATTTATAACAACAGTTTCTAAACCAAATGTTGGCGCATAAATACCATTTTTAAGGATATTGATATTTATATATTGTTCAGCGGACGAACCGTTATTATCTAATGCTATAATTCGCGCTTTACAAACATAATCAATCACATATTTAGGTGAAAGAAACGAAACATTGGTTCCGGCAGCGTTTGTGCTTGTTTTTTCTCGAAAAAGTGTATCAAGTGGTGAGATAATAATTTTAACAGGGTCGCCGTCCGGGTCAATCGCAGATGCGTAAATTGTAATTCTTTGCCCCCCTACAACATTGGTAGGATATTTAACAAATAAAACAGGACTATGGTTCTTCTCTGGTCGATAAACAAGAGGGTTCGATAAAGTTTTTTTAACGTTGATTTTGCCGCCTGTTTGACTTTTGGTGGGACTATCCATTAAATCATAACTAGCATTATTTAAAATAACTTCTTTAACTTGGTCAACTGTTAAATAAGGATTTAAAGATAAAACTAAAGCAGCAAGTCCAGCTACATGAGGAGCGGCCATAGACGTTCCGCTAGCCATTTTATAACCTGTAGAAGTTCCTAAAGCGGCTTTTATTTGTGGCACAGTGCTTAAGATACTAGAACCCGGAGCAGCAATATCAACGCTGGTATACCCGAAGTTGGAGAAAGATGCTTTCTTATTAAAGGGGGTGCTAGCCATAACTGAAATGACATTATTATTGGTAAGGTTAGCTGGCATAAAACTGTTAATGTCACCATTTTGACTTTCATTACCTGCGGCATTTACTGCAAGGATGTTGTTTTCTTCTAGCTTTTTAAAAGCTGCTGCCAAAGATAAGGTATAATCTTTACTCGTGCTCCCCCATGAGTTGTTTACAACTCTAATGTTAATACCTCGTTTCTTTAATTCAATTATCTTATCAAGACACAAAAAAGCGTCTCCTCTGCTGCCCGTTCCACTTGAACCTATAAACTTAAACCCCGCAAGTTTCACTTTCCAGTTTAAACCAGCAACACCTTTATTGTTATTACCTGTTGCGCCAATAATTCCCGCGACATGCGTACCATGTCCATGGTCATCTGTGACCCCTTCAGTTAATACCCCTCCTCTTGCAGTCCAACCGCTTGCGCCCGAGAGAGGGTCTTTCCAAAGATTATTGGTTAAATCGCTGTGTTGGGTCCAAATGCCCGTATCTACAACAGCTACAACAATCTCATCAGAACCCGTTGAAATGTCCCATCCTAAGTCAGCTTCTATGTTGGTAATTGCCCACTGAGAAGATATAAAAGTGTCATTTGGTATAGCGCTTATAGAGATTTCTTCATCTGGCTCCAAAAACTCAAATCGGCCACTAGAAAGGAGTTTTTCTGCTACTTCGGTGTTTTTAAATTCAAACCTATGCAAATCAAGGTGCTTTAAGTGACGCGAATTAACAATTTCTCCCGCTAAACCATTGCCGCCATTCTCTTTAAACTTGCCTATCCAAGCTTGTTGAGCGTTTACATTAAAACCAAAGAAAGTTAAAAAACACAAAACTAGTAATAGCTTACTCATAAAAGCTATTACACTGTTTTTTTAGTTTATAAAAGGGCTATTATCAACCACATTATTAACAATAAATTCAAGTGTTGCCGTTTCAATATCCTTTCTTATGTTTTCAACGGGTAATAAAATTTGTTTTTCAATTGATTCCATTATTGGCATTTCAATGCGACTGAATATTTTACCAAAAATATTTCCAAAAACCCGCTCTTCTATTTCGTCTGGATTAATAATATCCATCATACGGTCTCCATATTTACAACTGTGTTTTTTTGTTTCTATTGAAAATGTTAGCATTTCTAAAAAACTTCATACAAAAATTGGAAACTGCGCCTCGATTTGAGGCTTCTCCTATTTTATAGTAAAGAGCTTCTATTTTGGGATTATAGGTACATTTATTTTCTATTAAACCGGTAAACGATGTAATTTTAGAAAGAAGGTGGGCAGTCACATAATGAATAGCCACATAATCGCGTTTTTTCATATCAAGTAATTGTTTCCTTCCACTGACCATTTTCAAACCTTTGTTTAATGGGTTTTATGTTACTGTTGGTATAATGGACTTCAAAAATACCATCAAGTTTCTCAGGAGAAGAGCGCGGGACTACATAGCTACATAGCCGCCACACTTGGGGCAAAAACCCCCTCCGCAAAAACACAATGTATCAGCTAGAAAGATATTACATTTAAAACAAAACCCCCTATCGGCGCAACCTTGATAAGTTATAATGTTTTCCCACACGAAAGAATTACTTGAATTTTTAATTTTTTCTTGCCATTTAGGATGGTTTTTAAAGATTTCAAGAAGCTCCTCCTTCTCTTGGGCGCTGAAAACTAATGTAAACTGATTATTCATTTATAAAAACATTTTCAAAAACACAATTTTGACAAACTGGAAATTTGATACTTGCTGTTTCGTTGTCAATTTCAAGATAAATTTCTGAGGGGCGAGTTGAATATGTAAAATTAATAGATTTAGCAAGCAACGCATCTATTTCAGTCATCTTATTAAATACTATATTAAGGTTTTTTAAATTAAGGTTTTTTAAACGGTTCATTTAAACATTTGTGTTTCAATTAACATTTGCTCTTCAATTTGGATTCGATAATTATTTATTGTCTCATCGCAAAGCGATAAATACGTCCCTGAATTGGTTTTAGGATATCTATATCCTTGAAGCACAATAGAGTTGAGTATTGGTTGTTTTATGTTATTTATTTTATCTTGTAAAGAGTCCATCTAGAGCCTCCTCCATTAATAGTTTAATTGGCATTCCGACACGTGCTATTATTTCGCGGTCAAGCTTTATATAAATAATCCATGACTGTGGATAGTGCAAACTTTGAGTTGAAATAGAATCGTTAAACGAGTCATCTATTTTTCTCATTTCGCTATATACTAAATTAAAATACTTCATCCAACACCTCTTCTATTTGCTTTTGTATTATTTCACGATTGTTCGAAAACATAGAAAAGATGGGAGTTATTTTCCAATCTAATTTGCCATCAAGTTGTTCACGAACAACTCTATGTATTTTAATTTCTGAAGTCATTACAACTAAAAAATTATCTAAAAATTTCTTTTTTAAACTGGTCATGAAGTTGATTACGAATTTCTCGTTTAATCTCAAAGGGAAGGGGGGGGAATGTAGGAGGTAGTGTTAGTTTTGTTTGTTCAAAAATCTGACAGTTGAGTAAATTAGCCGTTTTGTAAATTTGACCTATTACTATAGTTTTATAAATTTTAACTAAATTCATGGCTCTTTTTTTGTTTACAAAAAGAATTATATTTTATCATTGGTTGGATGTAAAAGTAACTGTTAGCGCCCAAAACTCGAATCGCAAGCGACCCATGCGGCTCAAAACCCGCTTTAATATACTTGTTTACTTCGTTTTGGAGCGCAGAAAGCGCTTCTTCCTTGATTAAGTAGTAGGATTCAATAGTCATTTGTTTGTTTGATTAACTGGTCCTCTTTAAAAGTTGAGGAAGCACACAAAAATATTTGAGAGCCTAAATTTGTCCAAATGTCATGGGAAATATTATTATAAATTGTATGAATCTTATTTACTAAGTTTTCATTGGCTTGTTGTGACATAGCTTGTTGTAAGATAGAAGCTTTAATTTGATTATCAAGTTCTACAAGCTTTCTTGTTTTCATCAACGTTGTAAATTTTTAAATTTCCAGTAGACCACAATTGGCCACAAAAACGTTCCAAAAACAACTATTGAAAGGACAAGAAAAACTTTAGATGTTTCATACATCAACAGCTTCTTTCTTTGGCAGATAATAGAGACAACCGAATATAACAGGCCAATCAAGCAATAAATGCCAAAAATCGCAATCATGTGTAAAGAGTAGTGTGGAAATCTTTAAAACTTGCACAAAATGTTGGAGGGAGAAACCTCTTACCGAGTTCCGCAAACAGGCCGGGACCAAAGATGGTCTTCAGTATCACTGTATTGGTTGTATGAAGGTAAAACAAAAAGCTTTTTATCAAAAGCATAAGGAACGATTAATTAAAAAAGTGCTGGTCAAGCGCCAGCTTTCCAAGGCTGTTCCACAACCTCTTTAATAATGCGCCATTTGAAATTTTGTTCCAAATAGTTCTTTGGGTCGAACTTTTCACGTTTATCCAAGTATATGAATGTTACCCAACGATTAGTGATATGATTAAAGGTTTGCACCTTTCTAGCTATGATACTATGTTTTTTTGGGTTGTCAATCATGTAAAAAGCGGGATTTGGGGACATTTGTGGTTGGTGGTCATAATTTCTTCGTTGCAACAATTACAGGTAACCCTTTTACGTAAAACGTTGCATCCGTTAGGGTTAGCAGTTTCATTGTTCAGTTCTCTTTGGGCGCAAACCGCACAAAGCATGTTTGAAAACGTAAAACGGTTTGAGTGTTTTTTGTTGAGATACCAGACCGAAGTTTCAGCCGTGAACTCAATTAAAAAACTTTCGTTTAAACCAACTCTTTTATCACATTTAGCGCATTTACCCATGTTCTTAATTTTATGAAGGGTTTGGTGCATTTGTCAATTGACAAAAAATTAAAGATTTTAGTAGATTATTAACAATGGAAATTAAAAAAGTAACTTTGGATAAGAGTTTTCAGTTTTTTGATTATTATAATGCCAGTTTAGGTGATATTAGTTTGCCCTATTTATTTGAATGTTTTTATAAAACTTTACCAAGTACCTACTTTTTTAATGATATAAGCGAAGAGCTTTTTAAACATATATTAGATGGGGAGGATTTTGAAATATGGAGTATTGTAAAGAACAGTCGAAGCGAAAAAACTATATCTAATTGTGATACAAACAAATCAGATAATTTAACGCAGGCTATTTTTACTGATGACGAAAACCGTTCTTTTTATGAAGTGTTTTTTTGTAAGTACAAAAAGGGGAATTGTTTGTTAAAACTCAATGTTAATAATCATGGGAAAGCGAGTGAATATAGTTTGGATATTTGCGTTGATGACGTTTATTTTTTTGATATTTTTAATAAACTAAATGAACGTTTTCCAATTGTTCCTAAAAACCGCTCCGAAGTTAGTCTTTTAATTAAGGGACATTCTGGAAACTTAGCAGTAAGTAATTTTCCTCTTGACGACCTAAACACTAACTTAGAATTAAATTATCCAGAAGGATTTATTGATGTTCATAATTCAATTGTTGAGCGCCTAAACACCAGTCGGTCTGGTTTGTATATTTTTCACGGCGACCCCGGCACAGGAAAAACCAGCTATCTTAAACATCTTACCAAGTGTGTTCAACGAAAATTTATATTCGTGCCAACCAATATGGTTAATGCTTTAATTGAGCCTGATTTTATTAGATTATTAACTGATAATAACAATGTTGTTTTGATTTTAGAGGATGCCGAAAAAGCGGTTTTGGAACGTGATGGAAGCAACAATTCTCTCATCAGCACCGTTTTAAATTTAACTGATGGCATTGTGGGTTCAATTTTAAACACTTCTATTATAGTTACTTTTAATGCCAAAAAAGAATCAATTGATAGAGCGCTGCTTCGGAAGGGGCGCTTGAAGGTTGAATATGAGTTTAAAAAGCTGTCTTATGATAAATCAGTAACATTGGCGCAAAAACTAGGCAAGAATGTTAACCATATTGACCGGGAGGGAATGTCTATTGCCGATATTTATAATTTGGACTTTGAAACTTTTCACGAGGAGAATAAAGGAACTATGCTGTTTAGGTAGGTGTAATACATAGTGTAGTTCTTTAATATGAAAGAAAAGAAAACGGATGAGTCTCTCTATGTTTATCAAAGGGACAAGCTTAAGGAAAACCTTGATATACGCGAATTTAAATGGACTAAAAAGCAAAAAGAGTTTATAGATATTGCGTTAGATAAAAACACTAAAGTTATATTTGTGTCGGGTCCAGCAGGGACAAGTAAGACGCTTTTGGCGGTTTATTGCGGATTAAAACTTCTTGACCAAAAACGAGTTTCGGAACTTATTTATATTCGCTCTGCTGTTGAAAGTTCTAGTTTTAAAATCGGTTTTTTACCCGGAGAGGTTTCAGATAAATTTTATTTTTATAACCTTCCTTTTACGGACAAACTTGAAGAACTTCTGCCTAAACATCAAGTCAAAGCATTAGAAAAAGAGAAAAGGGTTTTTTCTTATCCTCCTAATTATGCTAGAGGAATGAGTTGGAACGCCAAATGCTTTATCTACGATGAGTGTCAAAATTCTGGACACAATGAAATAGTTACTATTCTTACGCGGTTCGGTCACTTTTCCAAATGTTTTATTTTGGCTGACCCTAAACAAACCGACCTAAACAATGGAAGTAGGGGTGGATTTAACAATTTATACAATCACTTTAATAACTATCCTCTCGCAAAAGAAAATGGAATTTATTGTTTTAAATTTGAAACAGAGGATATAGTTCGTTCAGACTTTCTTAAATTTCTTGTAGAAGCTTTAGAAGTAATGCGTCCCTGAATCCAAAGAAAGATTTAATTGCTTACTGGTCTTTGCGCTTTAATATGAGAGACTAAATCCCAACGTCCATGTTTTCTAATCCATCCGTAGGCACCCAAATCATTTTTTATCAAGTCTATAAGTTTTTCATATTTAGAAACAACCATTTTAACCTCTTCTAGATTTCGCTCCTTTCTTCTGTCCTCCATGTGACTCGTTGCTTTGTCAATTAGGCGCATTCTACTAAGCTTTACGTAAATTGGTTTTTCCTTAGTTCTAAACTCTTTAAAGGAGGAATACTGTTTAGCTACACTTATTAATTTTTCTTCGTTATAAACTTTTTTATAAGGATTTTTAATTGCGTAGTTCGAAATTTGTTCTTTGGTTATGTTTTTATTACAATGTGAATTGATTTGTGGCAACAAAAGTATTAGTTGATTTTTAATATCTTCTTCATAATTTCTGTTATTTTCTATTAAATAAAAAACCTTAATCCCCTTTTCATTGAAAAGCTTTAATTTTCTCTCGTCTCGCACATTATTAAGGTGCCAGCGTTTACCGTGATATTCGAAGGCCAAATTGAATTCCTGATAAAACAAATCTATTTCATAAGGAGGAATAATTTTTCTAGAATTATATAAACATTCTGACTTTAATATTTCATTCAAAATATCTTGTAAAATTAATTGTGGAATACTAAATGAGGCTTTAATCATATGTTTGCAAATACTATCTAATAGATTCAGTCGCCTTGCCGTGCTATACGCTGAAGGGTCCATAGTTTGAAATTCCGCCCTGCTTTT